ATTTTCCAAATGCAGATTTTTCAAAAGCCCCCCTTTCTTCAATTTTATCGAATATTAAAAATTTTACGGTAATGGCTGAGGTTGATTATTACAACCAAAAGGGTACAGCACAAGCAGTCAAATATCTTATTTGCAGTTTGTTAGGATTTGGCTGGGAAGAAATTGATGTATATACATCAAACGCATGCATAATGCAGATTGATGTTGTTGCTGCGAAGGAATCTAACTTAAAGCCTTTCATTCCGTTCTTGGAGGAACATGTATTTCCAGCTGGTGTGAGTATTGTATATGGAGTAAAGTGAAATGATTTCAAAAATGGTGATGTTTGCGGCTTCTTTGGCATCCCGTGGAATTTCTTCTAAAAAAATAGACATCCCAACAAAACAATTAAGAGCACTTTCTTGTTTTGGTCATGATATAATTCCAGCATGCCCATATTTAATGCAAAGTAAAAATAAAAAAAACCACTATTGCGGTAAATGTGGTTGTGGTGATCATAGACATACTTGGTTAACAAAAGAGTCAAAAGACTACTCAAAATTAGACTATCCTAAATTAAATTGTCCTGTAAAAATGCCTGGGTTTACAAATTATGACCCAAATTTTTATAATGATGACATTCGGGAAAGAAAAAAGCAGATACAGGAATTTGACCCAGCAGATCTGCATTTAATTCAAATAACCATAGGTTTAAACCCAATTCAGGAAAAAATTCAAGAAGAATTGGATAAAATGATTGAAGATTCATAAATATTTTCATCATGCCAATTAACACCCGCCAAGAATTCATAGATTATACTTTAAGATCCTTGGGTGCCCCCGTCATTCAGGTAAACGTAGATCCTCAGCAAGTAGAAGATCGTTTAGACGAAGCACTGAAGTTTATGCAAGAAAGGCATTATGACTTCAACCAAAGAGCACTATTTGGTTACAAAATTCAGCCACAAGACATAGCACAAAACTATTTTGATGTAAGTTCATTTGGACCAGCATTGGGTGCTCAAATAAGAACTGATAGTAGCGGAGTAACATCTTACTTCCCAACCGGGGAAGATATCGTAACAATCAGCAAAGTTTATACAGCAGACAACCAAGTAGGAGACTACATGTTTGACTTGCGATATCAGATGACTTTGTTTGATTTCTTTGGTCTTTATTTTAATCAATCTGGATATCCACAAGCTCCAATGGCAGCATACATGGAAGCCATGTCTTATGTAAAGCTAATCAACGATGTGTTCAATTATCCTATGTCCTACACATATACCAAGACAACTCAGCGTTTGTTCTTGGATACCGATTATAGTAATCTTGGAACTAAAAACTATATGTTGGTTGAAGCATATGTCAAAATCGATACCGACAAATATCCAAAAGTTTGGGAAGATAGATTATTTAAAAAATATTTTGCAGCTTTATTGAAAAAACAATGGGCACAAAATTTAATGAAGTTTGCTGGGGTTCCTCTTCCCGGTGGTGCTCAAATAAATGCTCCCGCAATAATGCAGGAAGCTATGAAAGAGATAAATGAAGTAGAGGCAGAATTGTTGAGAAGTTATGAACTTCCACCAGATCCACTAATTGGTTAATACATGGCAATAAATCCATATATCAATCTTACTTCATACAACCCAGAACAAAATTTGGTTGAAGATATCACAATTGAGTTGATTCAAGGGGTTGGACAAGATTGTCTTTATGTACCAAGAAAAGCACTTAACATAGACAGACTTTTTGGTGAAGATCCATCTTCTTTTTTTGAAAAAGCTTACACAATAGAAATGTACATTCAATCTTATAAAGGGTTTGAAGGTACTGATGTAATAACTCAATTTGGTATTGAGATAAAGGATAAAATTTCATTATTGATGGCTCGCCGTAGATTTAGAGAAATAATAACCGCCGTCGATCCAACAATAACAAGACCTAGAGAGGGAGATTTAATTTATTTCCCTCTGTCTAAATCTTTATTTGAAATAAACTTTGTAGAACATGAAAATCCCCTGTATCCATTGGGCAAGCTATATTCTTACCAAATAACAGCAGAACTCTTCACATACAGCTATGAAAAGATCAATACTCCAAGTGCTGCTGTAAATTCTCCATACACGACTACATATGGATTCTCTGGTTCCAACATGATTCCCAAAAATAATATTCTTGGAACTACTGCTGGAATTAATGACATATTGGATGATGAAGCTGCTTTGTATGAATTTGATTCTAACAATCCAGCAAGTAATTGCGGATCTTAAATGAGGTAAACAATGTTTGGATATTATTATAACAAAAGTCTTAGAAAATTAGTGGTTGGTTTTGGAACATTGTTTAATAACATTTATGTTTCACATGATAATGCTGGGAGTGATCCCAATACAACTTTACGTGTGCCAATAACATATGCATCTCAAGAAAAGTTTATTCAAAGACTTTTAAATCCTTCTTCGATCACAGATGGAACCAGAATTGAAAATCAACTTCCAAGGCTAAGTTACCACGTAAATAGTGTAGTACCAGATCCATCAAGACGGCGAGCAAGATTTTCTTCTTCAATTGCTTTGAGTCAATCCGGTGGAAATTGTCAAAATACTGGAACACAAATTGCCAATGAGCAACCAGTAAATGTTGGCATAAACTTATTTGCATACACAAGACACATAGATGATATGTTGCAAATAATTGAACAAATAATGCCATTCTTTGTTCCAGATCATATAATTAAGATTTCTCTAACTGACAATGGGGATCCATTAAATATTCCTATTGTTATGGTTTCCAACAATATTACTGATAAATATGAAGGTGATTTTAATAGCAGAAGAATTCATATTGCGTCGTTTAATTTTGTTGCAAAAACATATATCTTTGGTGGTGTATCAAATGTCACTACAATTGATCAGAGTGATACCAGTGTTAAATTAGATTAAAATGAATATTAATAAAAACTTGGCTAAACTTTTTGAAGTCCCAAATGGACATGAAACATCATTGACAAAAACACCACAAAGTGGTGGAACTTTTGATATTGCAAATTTTCAAAAAGATTATGCGTTTGTGCAAGACAATTTAAAAGACTTAATAGGTAATGGAAATGTTGCTTTGGAGAGCGCTTTGAAAGTTGCTACAGAATCTGATAGCCCAAGAGCATTTGAAGTTGTTGCGATATTACTAAAAACGATGGCGGATCTAAACAACAATGTTTTGGATGTACACAAAAAAGCAAAAGACACTACCGGAAGCAAAGTTGAAGTAAAACAAACAAACAATTCTGTATTTGTAGGTTCTACTAAAGATCTTCAAAACCTTTTAAATAAAGAACGTAGCACTAATAAAGATGTGATTGATGCAGAGGTTGTTGATGAGCAAAAACAATAATAATCAAGGTTATAGAAACAATCCAAATCTCAAATTACCTGGTATTGAGATGCAATATACCAAGGATCAATTTGAAGAGTATGTAAAATGTGCCAACGATCCTGTTTATTTTTGTGAAAAATACATCAAAGTAAAAACTTTGGATAAAGGTGTTGTACCATTCAAACTTTATCCATATCAAAAAAAGTTTATCAATGAATTACACAAAAACAGATTTGTAATTTCAAAATGGCCTCGCCAGTGCGGTAAGTCAACTTGTGTTACGAGTTATATCTGCCATTATGTGACATTCACACAAAGTGTGAATGTAGCAATTCTTGCAAACCGTCTAAAGACTGCAAAAGAAGAATTGTTCTCCAAACTTCAACTTGCTTATGAAAATTTACCACATTTCTTGCAGCAAGGAGTTCTAGAATGGAATAAGACGAGTTTTAAATTGGAAAACGGCTCCAGGGTCATGTGTGACGCAACATCGTCTACAGCGATCCGTGGCGGCTCTTATAACCTATTGCTGTTGGACGAGTACGCCTTCTTGCCAAGCCATGTAGCTGAAGAATTCTATACAGCAACATATCCAACAATTTCTGCTGGTACGACTACTAAACTTATCATAGTTTCAACACCAAATGGAATGAATCACTTTCATAAACTTTGGGTTGATGCAAACAGACAAGATGGGCATAAACTTAAGAATAAATTTACACCCGTTGAAGTTAGTTGGAAGGAAACTCCAATAAGTCCCGGAAGTCCTCGTTTAAGAGACGAAGAGTGGGCTGCTGAACAAATTGCCAATACAAGTCCAGAACAATTTGAACAAGAATATGGTTGTAGTTTTTTAGGATCATCAAATACACTTATTTCCACAAGTAAATTAAATGTGTTGGCACCGGAAGAATTTGTAGAAGAAGATAAAGAAGGTTTACGTATATTTGAACAGCCACAAAAAGAAAAAATATATTTTCTTCAAGCAGACGTATCGCGTGGTCAGGGTTCCGATTTTTCAGCATTTACTGTAATAGATGGCACATCTGCTCCATATAAGGTTGTTGCTTCATTTAGAAACAATACCATAAGTCCTTTTAACTTCCCAACAATAATCAAAAAAATTGCAGAAAAATATAACAACGCATACGCATTAATTGAAACCAATGATATTGGTGGGCAAGTTTCATCAATTTTATACAATGATTTGGCTTATGAAAATGTTTTAATGACAAGGATGATGGGACGAAAAGGACAAATTTTATCTCAAGGCTTTGCTTCTTCTGGTAGAAGTGAAATGGGTTTAAGAACAACAACCCAAACTAAAAAATTGGGGTGTGCTATTTTAAAAAGATTAATCGAAGAAGATAAAATTTTATTAAACGATGAACGTGTAATATCTGAATTATTTACATTTGTATCCAAAGCAAATACCTATAAAGCAGAAGAGGGTCATAACGACGATCTTGTTATGACATTAGTATTTTTTGCTTGGCTGTCAAGACAAGAATATTATGCAGATTTAATCGAAAGTGCAAAATTTAATTATGAAGAAGCACAAAAACCAGAAGACGACAATGTGCTTTTTATGATCGATAATAAGGATGAATTGGATGATAAGGAGCCCTTTTCTCAAGG